ATTATCTGAGATTCTTCTTGACAAATCATATTAAGTATGATACTATTAGGTATAGTGAGAAACAACAAGGAAATATTATGAGAATAGATTATGATGTATCCGTTCAATTTTATAGGATTGGTTTTTCTAGAGATGAGTATGTTCGTTTTTTGGAAATAATGGATCAATTCAATATTGATTATAATGAATCGCCACATGACGAAACATTAGCGGTGAGAGAAATATCACAGATCGAAACCGGATCAACTAGTTTCAATCGACGTGTTGATGAAATGTGGTGGATGCATGATAATATGCAAATGATTAACTTTATAGTTAAATCTCATTTTCAAGATGAATGGGATGAAATTTTGTGGTCTGCTATGAACAAGCTTGGCAAGTATGAAGATCAACAGACATGATCCCTAGATGGCGGCGAAAGTGGTACAGAATTATTATCTTAACAGGAGAAAAAATATTATGATGAGTTATCTAGAAGGCGTTCGGTTGGATTACGAGACTGCTAGTTTGATTACCCGATTAACTTTGATTGATTCTTTAAAGGCAATTAATATTGATATTGCAGCTCTTGAGAAAAAAGAATCTTTGCAAGACTACATGAAAGAAGACTTGGAGTATGATCTGAAATATCGGGAAGCTTTGCTGGTGGTCATCGGCAATTTTTCTACCGAAGATGAGATGACTAAGGTGTGTAATGGAACTTAAAGAGCATGAAAATCTATCAAAAACTTCTACGCCGTTAAAGCATCAGCATCCTCTCTCTTGGTATGTGAAATGGGCGGCGTCTATTATTCTGATGGCAGCAATGATATTTACTGCGAATAACATTTATCCATACAATTTATTTCTACATTTTGTTGGAATATCTGGTTGGTTATGGGTTGCAGTGCTATGGAATGACAGAGCTCTGATTGTTCTTAACTCTGTGGCTCTTGCTATATTTGCGAATGGTATGGTTGCGTATGTTCAGAAAGTGTTATAATGAAAATTAATTATGTTAGCGATTTGCATCTTGAATTTGGCCCACTGAAAATTGAGCCAACATCAGGGAGTGATGTTCTTGTTCTGGCGGGCGATATTAATATTAAAGGTCGAGTTGATTGGATTAATAGTATGGCAGCTAAGTATAATCATGTGATATATGTTCTTGGCAACCATGAATTTTATCGTGGCACATTGAACGGCATTCATAGAAAAACACGGGAGAACCTTGCTGATAATGTTCATCTGCTGGAGAATGAGAGCATAACAATCAAAGCACTCTCTGATTCATCTACAATGTATGATGATGTTACTTTTCATGGAGCAACGCTATGGTCGGATTTTCTCAATGGCGATCCGATATCATATTTGCAATGTGCCCAGGCGATGACCGACTATCGTATAATTCGAGCTGGCGATGGTCAGTATAAATTTACGCCACAAATTGCTCACAGTTTGCACAACACCTCTAAAGTGTTTCTTCAGAAGAATGTAAGAGAGGGTGATGTTGTTGTTACACATATGGCACCTTCCTTTCTTAGTGTTCATGAAAAATATAAGCATGATATGCATATTAATGGAGCATATGCATCTGATCTATCTGAGCTCATTCTGAATACGAAGCCCAAGCTTTGGTTTCATGGGCATATGCATGACTCATTTGACTATACTATTGGCGACACTCGTATTTTGTGTAATCCCCGTGGATATGTCGGAGAAGAATTGAATTCTGAATTTGATCCTAACGCTTGTACATATTTGTGATATGAAAGAAAGGTTTACCAATGCCGGTTGATTATTTCTACGCACGGCCCAGTCCAGGCGAAAGACTAATCGCTTACAAACTCGTCGGCACAAAAGAATATAACTGCCAGCTACCCGGCGAACCCCTGGGGACATTAGTCGAAGGCCGGGAGATTAGACTGTCTGGTCGTTTGGGCGACACAATTTACAGCTACACTTTGGAAAGCATCGCTCCCGAAAGCAGGGAAATGATCGAGAAAGACATGAAGGGAAAGAAAAATGACGGATAAATTTGATTTTGAAGAGGACATGATGAACTGTTGGCATGTTGTTGATGACATTAAACAGTTAACCACAATGGTTACGGATAGAGATGCATCTACAGAGGATATTGCAAATGTTCTTCTTGGTTTACAGGTACTATATAATGATAGATTTATACAATTAATGGCCGGCTTTGAAGCTGTGGAAATTCATGACATGTCAGGACAAAACAAGATTGATACATCGTGGGTGGAATCTGAGAGGACTCGAAAAGATAATACTGTAACTAATGAAATGATTGATCAATATATTATTCTTAAAAAGGAAATTAGAGAACAAAAAACTATTAATAATCCAAAGGATTATCAAAAAGAAGATTTGAAATATAATGAAAAATTTCTAGATGCTGTCGAAATAATGCTAAAACATTATACTGTCCGTTCAGAGTGGCCGGAAGAATTGAAAGACGCTGAAAATGAATAATGATTTGTATATGCGTGTTCTTTATCTGGAGAAAGAGATAGAGAAGTTGCAAGAGTATATTCGAAAGTTAGAAGTTAAGCTTAAAATAAACCCCTTTACCAGAGATTCCTTTAGAGATAAAGAAATTAATTATTCAGCTGAATAATCATGATAGCATTACTGATATTACTGATAACTGGTTATTTGCTTTACAAGCTTGTTACCAGCCCTATCAAGTCTATGAAGATTGTCATTGCCGGAGTGTTCTTTCTTTTATTGGGAAGCATTGCATGGTTGGGTGTTGTTTATCTTTTATTTCAATCATAAGAAAAGGAATGTGAAATGAGTATCTATAACGAATATGTGCCAAGAAAAAAGAATCCGTTCAAGACTGTAACGGTGGAATACTTTGAAGAGTTTGAAAAAGACACTTCAAGAGTGGCGCCGATGTGGCAAGGGCCAGGAGTGCGCCGAATACGAATTGTTACGACAACTAGTAGCTATAATATGGGGTCTGCAAAAGGCGATCCCGTTGTTTCTACAACCTATGAATACTTATGAGGAATAATAATGCCGAATAGACTGTTATGTGATGTTCTTAGTGAGATGCGAGAATGTGTTAAGACTACGAACTTCTCTTATTTGTCAGGACTGATTGAAGAAGCGCAATCTCTTGCAAATCGAATGGAATCAAATTTGTACGACATAAAAGATTTCAATCGTCTTCACAAAGACATTAAGGTTTTGAAGAAGAAAAAGAAGAAGCTAGAAGAGAAAGTAGAGGAGTTGGAAGAATGAATATCGGTGATACTGTTAACTACTATAACGAATACAATGAAAAAGTATGCGGTGCCATTACAGAGATTGCTTCTGATATGGACAGCTATGATGAGGTGAGGTTGGAGGACGGCATTCCGATGTACTACTCCAAAAAACTTTTTCGCTTTGTTCCTGTCAAGAAAAAGAATATTGACTCTGTGTTTCTTACTGTGGAAACTGTTGGGCATTCGAAAGAGTTTCTGGCATTAAATGAATTACTCTAATCTGGCATGAATGATTTTCTAGAGGTTTATGACTATAAGTTTAATGATTGCTGTGAGAATGCAATCAAGTATTTTGAATCCGTCTATGATGAGAGTTCTTCCAAGTCGGCAGGGCTATCGTACTTCAACAAAAATCGTCAGAAGATTTGTGCGTCCAAGACCTTTGATTTTGGGCAAGACTTAGAAGTTAATCCATACATATACAAATATGTTCAACCGTCTATCAAATCATATACAGAAAAATACGATTATCTTAGCAAGATTGATAAGGTGAGCCACTGGAGGCTTTGTCCTAATTACAATGTGCAGCGATATGATGGAGAGAAGGAAGGGTTCTTTTCTTTGCATAATGAATCATCTGGCACTTATCCCTATCGCATACTTGCATGGATGGTGTATCTTAATGATGCTAAGAGTGGTACAGAGTTTCCTTATCAGTCAAAAACTATCACGCCGAAGCCGGGCAGAACTGTTATCTGGCCTGCTGGCTGGACTCATCCTCATAAGGGTGAAACTCCCAATGAAGGGATAAAGTATATTGCCACAGGATGGTTCTATCAGCTTCCAAAAGGAGAACCAAAGTTTGATGGGCGCCATCCAGATGAGCAACGCATACAGGAGATTGTAGTATGAGTGCATTGAGTGACTTGGTATATGGAAAGGGTCAAGGCCCCTGGCCACACTTTACTGACAAGTATCCTGTCAAGGTAAAACAGATAACAGGAATTGACAATGCCCAGCTGGAACAAGATATAAGAGAGGCTGGAGATTATCTTGGAGGTCGAACCGCAGCGAAATGTCTCATGACTCGCTGGGATATGCATACTGTTTATGAATCCTTTGTACTTGTTTCTGAAAAGGCTATGGAGATTGCAGAAGCATGTCCCCTTTCAACAAAAACAGATACTGATGGCAATCCTTTAAAGGTTCCTCTATATCTTAACGATACTTGGGGATTGGTCTATACTAAAGGACAGTTAGCAAAAATGCATAATCACTGGCCATCTCTGTGGTCATATACCTATTGCGTATCTGCTTGTGAAGAGTGTTCGCCTCTGGTGTTTCCTAATGCACAAGAACCTTTGAGTGTGTTGCCAAAGACTTCTCAAATGATTGTGTTTCCATCATGGTTGAAGCATGAGGTTCCAATACATAAATGTGAGCATGACCGTATTATGATTTCTGGTAATCTGAATAATGCTTCGTAATTTTGTAAGGGGATTTGAGAATGCGCTATCAGCTGATATGTGCAAATCTTTGATTGATTGGTTTGAAAGCGAGCCGGATGTAAGAACCAGAGAAGTTAATCGTGACACTCGTAAAGATAAACAGATGTGGCTTTCAGAGGATTCGTCCTTATATGCTCCTTTGCAAAAAGTAAAGTTTGACATGCTGAATGATTATTTAAAAGAATTTCCTTATGCATATCGGGGAGCCAGAAAACTTATTACACCAGAATCCAAAATACAGCGCACAAATCCTATGGGCGGTGGGTTTCATAATTTCCATTCAGAAATAAGTCATTGGGAGAACTGTGCCCGAGCTCTGGTATGGACTATCTATCTAAATGATATTCCAGAAGGAGAAGGTGAGACAGAGTTTCTATACGAGAAAATAAGAATACAACCAAGTCAAGGTATGGGTTGCATATTTCCTGCTGCATGGATGTATCAGCACCGTGGCAACCCTATACACACGCACTCTAAGTATATTGCGACAGGTTGGTATTGGTATCCAGAGGAGCCATCATTCACATGAGTTTATTAAAATCTATTGTAACCAATATTGAAAACGAAAATAAACTTGAGGAAAAGAAACTTAGACAACTAAGAACGAATCCTTCTTCTGTACAGTTTGATGTTAATTTTCCTGTGGTGAAAAATGACTGCTCAAATGAAGAGCTTCAAAAACGACTTGCTCAAGCATGTAGAGATATTGGTGATGTACAAAAATCAACAACCAATGTTCAAGGAAGTATGACTGATTGGTATATGCAGGAATCAAATCCAGATTTTATGGAAGTGTGTCGTATGGCAATAGATGTTGCATATGAAAATTCTCCAAGGCCGGGTGTTTCATTAATGCCCTATGATTGCTGGGGTGCAATATATTCCAAGGGTGACTATACTAAGACTCATGAGCATTGGCCAATGATATGGAGTTGGGTGTATAATGTAGAGTGCTGCGAACATTGCTCACCATTGGTTTTTGATGATACTTCTGGTGTATTGAAAGGCCTTCCTTATGGCCACCATTCAATACAACCTAAAAGTGGTAATATGATTTTATTTCCTGGCTGGATTAGACATTCTGTGCCAAAACAAAAATGTGATCATGATCGTATCATTCTAGCAGGAAACCTTGGAATGAATCCGTGGCAATCAATTACGGGCATGGAATTTCGTGGCGCTACTGGTATGAGTGAAGAATTCAAAAATATAGCTCAGTGGTTATATTGAAAATTTTATATACTAAATATAATTTACATGATTTATTACAGAATAATTTCTAAAAAAATACTTGCTGACAAGTTGTCAGAAGAAGATGCTTTTATTGCACTTGATATGTACAAGGATCAAGGTATACAAGATGTATCTATAGAAAAATATGACATTCTGCCACGATTGGGGCGTGATCCAGACTTGCACTAATCCTTATAAATAGTCAAAAGATTGTTTAAAGGATTATTATGGCAGAACAAAGTTATTTTATGGGCCAAGATGGTTTCATCTGGTTCGTTGGTGTAGTAGAAGATAGAAATGATCCTGAGCTCTTGGGTAGAGTTCGTGTTCGTTGTCTTGGATTTCATACAGAAGATTTAACTTCCCTTCCTACTGCTGATTTGCCGTGGGCTCATGTTATGCATCCTGTTACAGACCCATCGATGCATGGAATGGGCAGCACTCCTTCTTTTCTTGTTGAAGGAAGTTGGGTAATTGGTTTCTTTAGAGATGCACAAGAAAAACAACAACCTGTCATTATAGGGTCTTTGCCGGGCAATCCTGATAATCCTGCTAATCATAAAGAAGGTTTTAATGATCCTAGAAGTCCTTATTCAAAACAAGTACCATATGCTAGAACTCCTAATTATGGCCCTTATCCCTTAGATGGAGATATTTATTTTAGAGATTCTGACCATGCATACGGTGAACCAGATACTAATAGATTAGCACAAGGCGAAGCATCAGAAACACATAACTCTCTTATTGATAGAAGACTAAGAAGGTTGCGTGGTGATCCAGAATTAAATGATGATACTGTTGGTGTAGATGATGATAGCGATCCAGAATTAACAAGACTAGGAACAGGCATTCCTACTGCAACACAGCCGTATCTTAAACGAGTGGATGATGCTGCTGTTGAAGAGACTCGTGGTTGGTGGGATGAACCTGATCCGAAAGGTATTAAGAAAAATGCAGCCGTATATGCTTCTAGTCAATATCCTTATAATCATGTTAATGAAAGTGAGTCTGGCCATATACATGAGATAGATGATACTAAGGGTGGAGAAAGATTATATAGACAACATAAGTCTGGAACATTTGAAGAGATACATCCAGATGGGTCAAAAGTTGTTAAGATAATCGGTGACAACTATGAAATTGTTGCTGGAAATTCAAATGTTTCTATAACTGGTAATGTTAACCTGACAGTAACAGGAACTGTGCGAGAGCTCATCAAAGGCGATTATCATTTAGAGGTTGAAGGAAACTATACTCAAAAAATCCACAAAAATCATCGTGTCAAGATTGGTGCCGGAGAAGGTGGTGGAAATCGTGTAGAAGAGATACGGGGCAATCATGCGTATCAGATTGGTGGTGTTGATAAAGACGGCAATCCCATGATCGGAAATGTGAAGGGTAGAATTAATGGAAATGTTGATACAATAATTGAAAAGTCTGAAGTTAGAATCATTAATGATACCAGCAGCCTAAGTGTACAAAATGCTATCAAGATTGCTGCAACAGGGCCCACATATGCTGAAGAACCATACGCAATTTCTGGTGATATTACCATAGTTGCTAATAATAATTTATCTACAACAACTTTATCAGGTATTACATCATTCAAGTCTGGTGATAAACTAAATATGAAGTCAAACCTTGCAATGACAATTAATTCAGAACATAGCATATCTGAAAGTGCTAACACCGGCTCAAATGATGACCGGCCGGGTACAATAGATTCAACAGCAGGCACAGTATACACAATTAAATCCGGTGGCGGAACACCCACTGCTACCAATAAGGTTGATATTAACCCAAGTTAGGATTATTTATGGCAGCAATACATAGACATGGAGATGCAAGAGCTTGTGGTGCCACTACAGTAGTAAGTGGAAATACAACAGTTTACGCAAACAGTAAGTTAATTGCGATAAATGGAAATGTAAGTTCTCATGGTGCTGGTGCATTAACTGCCGGATCGAACAATGTATTTATAGGTGGAATTGCAGTTGTTAATAATACACCAGACTCAGCAGCAATAGATACTTTGGAACACACAAATACACAAACTGCTGCTGGTTCTTTAAATGTTAATGTAGGAGATTGATATGGCCGACTTTAAAGTTGCAAATCTGTGTGGCGCAAGTCCAGAGTTTAATGCGATTCAAACTAAATTTGAATCAATGATGACCAGTGCTACTGATGGATTAGAGGTTGATGCTTCGGCACTTAAAGCTACTTTGGATACTGATGTTACTTCATTAGTAGCAGACCTGAAAGCAATGATTCCTGAATTGCCAGCACTTCCTAATGTAAACTTACAAGGGCAACTTACTAGTTTATCAAGCTTGATTCCAGGCAGTGGACAATATACGAGATTACTTGCTGATATTACAACAAAGTTTGGTACTGAATTAACTGCTAGTGGATTTTCTTTGGATACTTTAGTTTCAGATGCTGCAACAGCAATAACGGGTGCTGGAAATTTATGTGATGCTGTTCCTAATTTTGAAGTTCCAGCTGCTGGAGGTGCTGCTGTTGAAAAAGCAATTGGAGTATTACAACCAGCTCTTGATTCAGAAAAAGAGGAAGTTTCTGTTCAGCTTGCAAATGTTGATTTTACTGCTGCAAAAGCTGCTGTTGAATCAACATTTACATCTTATGATGAAATTGGTGAGGAAGTACCGGCCGCAGATATTGGTCCATACAGAGTAGCAGAAGAAACTACAAAGGTATCAGTTAGTGATAATCAGGGTAGTGTAACAACAATTGAAGCTACAACTCCTAAAAATTCAGTTGGAGATTCAACAACTGTTACAAAGGCAACTACGACAAAAACTGAAACAATTACAACTTCTGGGGGAAAAGTAACGGAAAGAAAACGTAGCAATGTTGCTTCGAAAGGATTTACTAGAAGAATAGTAAGAACCAAAGAATATATTCTATTAGATGATGTCGCTGGCTTCTTCGATATGGAATTTACTTTAAAAAATACTCCAATATCTATTGGTAGTGTGTGGGGATATGATCCAACAGCCAGAGAGGGGAGGGGTAGGTGGCGGTATATTGCTAAAGCTTCAAGCAGGCAAACAATAACGGATTCTTATACTTTAGATGGGCAAACAATGGTAGTGACATCAGATAAACATGAATATGATGAAGATTCAAAAGGATATATGTTTAGAGTAAACTACAAATATCTAGATAACTATGATCCAAACTTTGCTGGCCCTATTTAACAATGATACTGGTAAGAAATACCATAGTGACTTTAAACGTCTTATATTGGATGCCGGATTACACTCACATACTTCAGGAGTTTATTTGGCAGACATCAGATATTAGACCAGAATATCCAAGAGTACATAGATTTTTAAACTATTGGCACGACAACATTGAGGCAGTAATATCGGAAGTTAATATCGCAGATAATTATGAGACATCTTATAAATAATAAAAAGAGGAGTCTATAATGGCAGCACCAACTGCACATACAGATGCACAAGGCCAAAATGATATTGATCGTAATGTGCGGCAGTATACGGACTTGGATTTATTTTTTGCCAAGAAGGCAACATCTAAAGATATCAGTAAGGTAACTGATATTCAAGCAGTCAAGCGCTCTATTCGTAATCTTGTGTTGACGAACCATTATGAAAAACCTTTTCATCCAGAGATTGGTTCTGGTGTGAGAGGAATATTATTTGAGCCGATGACTCCCTTGACAGCACACATTCTTACAAGAAAGATAGAAGATGTTATTGAAAATTTTGAGCCAAGAGCTAGACTGATATCTGTTCGGGCTATACCAAATTTAGATCGTAATGAATATGAGTGTACAATAGAATTTTTTGTTGTGAATGCTCCAACCGAATTAGTGGACTTAACAGTATTTCTAGAAAGATTACGATAATGGCAGTAAATGATAAAAGATTAAATGTAACAGAGTTTGACTTTGATGAAGTAAAGAATAATCTGAAAATTTTCCTCAGAGGGCAAACTGAATTTACCGATTATGATTTTGAAGGTTCTGGTATGAATGCCCTTCTAGATGTTCTCTCATACAATACACATTATCTTGGTTTTAACGCAAATATGCTTGCAAATGAAATGTTTTTAGATAGTGCATCATTACGTTCTAGTGTAGTTTCTCATGCAAAGACTTTAGGTTATGTTCCTGCATCTGCTAGAGCAGCTACCGCAACTGTTGATGTTACATTAAATACTCCAACACTGGCTACAGCATCGATGGATGCAGGCACAGTTTTTACGACTTCTAATGATGGAACAGATTATCAATTTGTTAGTGCTAATGATGTTACTGCTTCTAACATTGGTTCTGGCATTACCTTTAATGACATTAAGATTTATGAAGGAACTTTTGTAACAACAAGATATACCGTTGATACTTCTGATGCAGATCAAAGATTTCTTCTTAGAGATAATAGGGCCGATACAAGGACTCTTACAGTCAAAATTCAAACTTCATCGTCTGATACAACAACATCAACATATACAGAAGCAACAGACATAACTCAAGTTACAACTTCAAGCAATGTATATTTTTTACAGGAAGTTGAGGCTGGTAAATTTGAGATTTATTTTGGTGATGGTGTTATTGGTAGTGCATTGTCTGATGATAATATTGTAATTATGACTTATGTTGTTAGTAACAAATCGGATGCAAACGGTGCTGCCATATTTTCAAACTCTGCTGCAATTGCATCGATTACTGATGTCGCAGTTGCTACTGTATCATCTGCTACTGGTGGTTCTGATGCTGAGTCTCTTAAATCAATTAAATATAATGCCCCACTTGATTATGCATCTCAAGGAAGATGTGTAACTGCTGAGGACTATAAAGTATATGCAAAGAAATTATTTGCAAATACTCAGTCGGTATCAGTGTTTGGTGGAGAGAGCGGTTCATTCGATACAAGTCTTGGCGTAGTGAGTACAGCAGAATATGGCAAAGTTTTCATTTCTATCAAATCAACTACTGGGCTTGAATTAACATCAGCAGAAAAAACACAATTGCTAGCAGATTTTGCTCCTTATACGATTGCATCAACTACACCTGTTATTGTTGATCCATTAACAACCTATTTGATTTTGAACGTAACATTTAAATTTAATTCCACTGCAACTACATCAACTGGAGCAGAATTAGAATCTTTGGTTTCAACTACTTTACAAAATTACAACTCTTCTGATTTAGAACAATTTGAAGGACTGTTTAGACATTCAAAAGTTTTGGGTCTTATTGATAATACGAATTCTTCAATTATGAGTAATGCAACAAATATAACTATGGCTAATAAATTTACACCAACTACTACTGCCGCAACATCATATAACATTAATTTTAATAATGCGATTTATAATCCTCACTCTGATCATAACAAATCGGCTGGTGGAGTTGTTGCTTCAACGGGATTTTATATTAGTGGTGATACTACTAATATACATTACTACGATGATGATGGCTCTGGAAATTTGAGATTGTATTATGTTTCTGCTGGTGCTAGAATTTATTCTGATTCAACTGCTGGAACGGTAACATACGCAACAGGAAAAATTGTTACTGATTCAATTTATATTACTTCTGCTGATAATGTTGATGGTGCAGCTTCTACTCAAATTCGTATCACGGCGGTTCCAAATTCTAAGGATATTATTCCAGTTCGCAATCAGGTGTTAGAAATTGATTTTGTCAATACTATAATAACAGGACAAATTGATACTGTTGCAGTAGGTGATAGCGGCGCTGGTACTACTTACACACCAACGTCTGCTTATACAACAACAGCGAGTTATTAAACAATGGCTTTTAGAGAAAAAGAATTTGATGCCGCACCATCAGGAAAACTGAATACTAAGATTAGTACTCAAATAGATGGCCAGTTGCCTGATTTTATTCAGTCAGACCATCCTGTATTTTCTCGCTTTCTAAAACATTATTATCAATATCTTGAAGCTGGTGAACTACGTCTTACATCAAATATAGATAACCTTCTTTTAGAATTAGAAACACCATCTTTTGTATTAGATGTTGGTGGTGATAAAATTGTTTTAGAAAATGGTGTCGGAGTTGCAGAGGGGGCTTTCAACTTATCTAGTTATGGCGGCGGTAAATTCGCTGCAGGAGAAACTATAACTGGTGAAACATCCAAAGCAACCGCAACAGTTCTTGTAGATGATTTGGGCAATACTAGTACTCCAAGACTTTTCATTACATCACAACAAAAATTTATTACAGGGGAAACCATATCTGGTGGAACCTCTAATTCATCAGGCACAGTTGTTAGATATCGTGCAAACCCTGTACAGAACATACAACAGTTGTTAGATTATGCTGATGTTGATAATACCATTTATGATTTTCTAGATAATTTTCGTGATGAATTTATGAATGCAATTCCTCTCACACTTGCGCCAGGTATTAATAAAAGAAATTTAATCAAGAATATTCGTGAGTTATATCGGGCCAAAGGAACATCCGAAGGTCACAAGATTTTCATGCGTATGATTCTTGATGAATCTGCTGATGTAATGTATCCAAACAAATATATGATGAGAGTTTCTGATGGTAAGTGGGGCAATAAAACCATTATGAGATGTGCTCCGCTTACAAATATAGATGCATTAGAAGCAGTTGGAACAATTATAAATGGTAAAACTTCTGATGCAACCGCAACAGTTCTTGTAGATGATTTGGGCAATACTAGTACTCCAA